TCGCAAGTACATGCTCCATAAACATCTCCATGTTCCTTTTTATTGCAGTGACAATCACAATTACAATTTTTACTCTTCTACATTTTTTCTATCATTGTTGTAGAAGTACCTATCGGTATCTTCTGTTTTCCATTTACCCGTGTCTTCAACATTCCAATCTGAAGTTTGAACTTTCCAATCTGGCACTTCGTCTTTTACTGTAAACGAAGGTATATCCCAAAGGATACGATTGTTAGGTTGTGCTGCATAATTTCCATCCTCTAGAGCGAGAATGTGAGCGCATTTATGTTCATGCGGGATCTCAGAATGATCTGTGTCTACTATATTACTCTCTGGGTGCGCCCAGTCAACTGTAAAAAGATATGCACCTGGATGTTTTTTCTTGTCTTTTCCAAAAAAATTTCCAGATTGTCCGTCTAAGATATCAAAAGAAGTAACGCTAGGATAGTAACTGAAGCAATTCCACAGCTCCAGCTCATCAAGTCTGCGCCTAGGTATTTCCTTCGGGTCATAACCTCTTTGAACGAAGGCACTAATAGGTAAACGATAGAATACTGCACCGTTTTCCATAATAGCATGAAATAATATAGGGCGCCCTGTAATCGATGCCAGGCCAAATATAATACAGTCTTCCACTTCTCCATGGTGCTCTTTAAGGTCATAGAGATATTCTCTCCTGATCTGCGAATAGAGCACAGGAATGTTTGCATTTAGATAGGCCATGCATAAATTATTTTATTAAGGCGATTATTGCGATAACGACTATAACTATAATAACAGATTTCTGTTTATTAGCTTTAGCCCACGTCATTACTTTTTTTATATGGTCCATAGTTTTCTCCTTGTTTATTCTATTGTACCCCAGTTTTTACCCTTTTTATAGTTAACTTTGTTTTTAACTTCAAGAGTAATAGCGTTTTCCATTGTTTCCTTTACAATTAAGGCCTCTTTATCATTTTTTATGGAAAGACACAACTCATCGTGTATCTGTATCTGAGGTAAAATTCCCTTTTCATATAAATTTACCATTGCTTTTTTAGTCATGTCAGCTGCACCCCCTTGAATTAATCTGTTTAAAGCTTTGTAGGTAAACGCGGATTTGTAATAGCTGTCAAAGTTCTGCATATAATTATCAGCAATATGATCTTTAAATTTCTCTAACAGTTCGGCTTTAAATGCTGTCTCTGCATTTTTTTTTGTTAATATTGGAACCGGCTCGTATCTATTAATTGTATTATTCCATTCTCGATTTCGTGTTTCCCATTTGTTAAATCTGCAGAACCTATCCTCCAGTGTAAATAGTAATTTATGTTCTTCTGCAAACTCAATTAAATCTTGGGATAGTTGTCTTACAAAAGGTACCGTGGCATGATAGGTAGCAAATAATTTATTTGCTTGTTCTCTCGTAAGATCTAATTCTTTTTGTAATTTTATTTTACCCATCCCATAAAATAAGCCCAGGTTAATAGTCTTGGCCGTGATCCGTGGTATTTTAGCCATGTCTGCTACGATCTGGTGAAAGTCTGCATCGTCCTTGTTAAATTCATCTTGTAATGTATCTGTTCCGGGTAAGCCTAACTTTAATGCGTAATGCACAACTATTCGTGGTTCTTGTTGTGAGTAATCAAATGATCCCCATGTACAACCTTCGTCAGGTATAAAAAGTTCTCTCATCTTTTTACCAACCATACCTTTTGCTGGAATCTGTTGTAGGTTAGGATTAGACATAGAAAATCTTCCTGTAACCGTTCCTCCTTGATCAGATCTGATCTGATTTATATCTGCATGGATTCTACCCTTATGTACAAATCCTAATAAACCTTCAATAAAAGTATTCTTAGCTTTATCACATTCTCTTGCTTTTAAAATCATATGCAAGAAACGATTCTTGTGAGTCTTTAAATAATCTTTTGGTAATTTAGGTGTTGTAGATTCAATTATTTCTGTTTTAACTTTACCAGTTTCTTTATCAATAATAGGTTTACCTTTTTTATCTTTAAGTTTTTTAGTTCTATCTTTTGTCTTTTGGTAATCAGTTATTTTTTGATGGTCTAATAATTTTTTAATAGAAGAAGCCGCCCATATCTGTACATCAACGTTAGTATGTTTTTTAATAATTTTAAGTAAATTATTTTTACGTTTATCTAGCCATTTTCCAAGAATCTTCGCTTTTTCGACATCTATTCTAACTCCTTTAAATTTCATGTCAACAAGACAAGGAAATAATCTAGTTTCTAATTGAAATATTTTTCTACATGTTTTCGATTCTTTACTTCCATCTTCCTTATCTTTGGTGTATAGTACTTCGTCCAAATATTTTGTGTCAAATAATTCCCAAAGTTTTAAAGTTAAATTTACATCTTGTTCTGCATAATCTTTTACTAAGTGATGTGGAAGTTTGTGCATGTTAGTCATAGGATCTTTTATAGTTCCATTAGACCAGTCTAAAACTTTAGCTGCTAAATCATATTTGTATTTTGTTTCGTTTAAATAGTCTTTACTAATTGAATCCAACGAATATTTCATTCTTGTTTCGTCAATTACAGAAGCTGCGATCATGGTGTCGAGCAACGGTCCTTGTGGCATCTCTCCAGTTGCCGATCTAATCCAACATACGTCATACATGGCATTGTGGAATACCTTGCGTAAACTCTTGTTTTTAAACACTTTTTCGTTCAAATAGTCCCATGTTTCTTTAGTGTTTAAATTATCTGTCATGTTATGTGCAATAGGAAAATATAAAGTTTGTTTCTTCGTCGCGATTGCTATGCCACAAACAAAACCATCTTTTCTAACGGCTCCTAACCCTTTTGTTTTTAAATTAGGATCATATGTTTCTAAGTCAATTGCAACTGTATCTATACCTGTTAAATCTAGATCAGTTAGTTGTGGAACTTCACACACTATTTTTCTTCCATTTGTTGTAGCCTTTAAGCCATTCTTTTGATTTACGTTCTTCTGTCTGTCTTTTTGCTTCTTCATAACATTCTTTTAATTCTTTTTTCTCTTTCTCAGCTTCTTCTAAAAAATCTTTTTTCTCTGGATAATCTCTCTCAATTGCCATCTGACAATAATGAATTGCTTTTTCCAAATCTTGCTTTTGTCCTTTCTGTTTGTGCCTGCATAAATATTTTATAGCGTTTCCCTCTGCGAAAGGCAAATTATTTTTATTTATAAATTCTGAAGGTTGAATCGTCATCGATTGATAATGATCCCCTCCAATTTGTTTTTTGTATACTTCACTCATATTCTAAATGCCTTATAAATATCTTTGGGTTCTACAATGTGTAAATGTTCTTTAGTTCTGGTTGCTCCTACATAAAATAAACGATTAACATCATCAGGAACTCTTTCGTATTCTCTTAAAGTTTGTCTACTTAAATCAGTTAATAAAATTACATTATCTGCTTCTCCTCCTTTTACTCCATGAATGGTGGATAATAATATTCTAGGTTTTTTATTAAGTTGCTCTCCATTTTGTCTCATCTTTCTAATATAATTTACTTTCTTAGAAGGTGCATTATTGAATGAGTTATACCAGACATCATCTACTGTTAGTCCATATTTATTTTTACATTGTTCTAAAGAGTAAAAATTATCTTTATTTAAAAGTACTAAAGATTTTTTATTTGCATGGGATTCATTCATGTAGGTGTAGATTCTTTTTATTCGTGTATAGTCTAAAGTCTCACCTTTTCTCCAGGATTCCCAATCAGTAATAGCTTCGTATAAATCTTGTTCATATGATTTTTTAAATTTATTTTTATAGTATAGTCCATTTTGATAAATAATATTTTCTAGGTCATCCAACATAGAACGAGTTCTAGTAAGTACTAGCCACTCTCCTTTAGACATATCAATGTGTCTAAAATCAGAATAAGTAGATAATTTTCCTTCAACGGTTCGAGGGCGCCAATCTTTTGGAATTCTGTTACCAACTTTATTTATAATTTTCATTGCAAATTCATGTACTTTAGCTGGAATTCTATAAGATTGAGTTAATTTAATAAATTCCCCACCCAATGTTATAAAACTATTAACATCTGCTCCGGCCCATTTAAAGATAGCCTGATCATCATCCCCTGCAATATAATTATCTGGTGATTTATTCCATATGGTTTTAGCCATATCCCACTGCATTGTAGATAAATCCTGCGCCTCATCAATAAATACCACATCAAATTTAGGACAAGTATCTGATTTAGTAAAATCAATAATCATATCATTGAAGTCCACTAAATTATATTCTTTTTTATATCTCTCTAATTCATTTGATATAATTTTAAGTTTATCAAATTCTACATCCTGGGTATGTTCTTTAAGATCATATTGTTTTTCTAAAGAAATATTTCTTAATTTTGATAATTGAATAATTCTTAAGTAATCACTTTTAGTAGAAAAAATTCCATTCATATCACTTTCATTGTCTTCATAATCCACAGGAAATGCCAATTTTTTTCCTAGATCTTCATAATGTCTTCTTTGCATTACATTATCTTTTTGAATTCCTAATCTTCTAAAAGCTAAAGAATGAAGAGTTCTAAAATAAGGTAGATCATCTTCGGTTAAGTTAAATTTTTCCATCGCTCTATCTCTAGCTTCATAAGCAGCTTTTTGAGTAAAAGCAAAATATCCAATTTTATCTGGATCAGTTTTCTTTAAATATTTATCTACTAAATTTAAAAGAGTTGTGGTTTTTCCTGTACCTGGGGGTCCAATTACAATAGTTTTCATTTTATTTTCCTAAAAAAATTTCTCCAGAATGCAGATCGAATAATAGATACCACTGTAA